AAGCTCTTTTGAAGCAGTAACATTTACATCAACAGAAATTTTTCTTGTTATGCTATCATTTGAATTTGAACCGTAATTTTCCCCTGAAGGATAAGTATTGCCCCCATCCCCAACACCAGCAAGCAAATCATTAATATTATAAACAGTATCCTCTGCAATCCTTACCATTCCATCTGCTGCTGTTCTTACCGCATTATGGACATCACCAAGGGCATTTTCAAGATCATTAAGGCCATAATCAAGAGTCCCTACAGTATTGACAAAACTTCGTAAACCGCCAGAAGCAGAAGAAAAACTATTCTCCATTTCCAATACATCGAGTCCTAATTGTTCGATAACAATCCCGACTTGATCACTCGCTAAACCAAGCCCTTTCAATTCTGATTTGAGTTTTGAAGTATCTTTAGAAACACCAGAAATAACATTACTTATTTCATCAAAAATAATTGTAAATTCTTCGCCCTCAACTCCCATATCTTGCAGGGATTCAATTGCAATGTCCAAACTTGTTTTCTGAGCATCAGTAATATTAATCAATTCTTCTGCAAGTCCAACAACACCTGATTTTGCCTCAATCATTGATGCAGCAGTTGACCGGCCCATTGTAGTTGCAAGAATTTCAAATGTCTTAAATTCCTTGCCAAGATCGACCCACATCCCTTTCTGGCTATCAAACATTTGGATATTGATATCATTTATACTGTCAGCTGTTTCCCTAATTCCCAAGCCAAGCCGTTTTGAGCGGGTCAAGATTGAACTCTCAGCATCCATCATAAACGCTTCCAATCCACCGAATACCGGGTTCATACCCTTCTTGAAAGTGTCACCCATTGCATAGGCAAATGCATCAGGACCAACTCCCATATTGTTCATCAGTTCAGACATTGAAGGAATGTCCTCTTTCATCATCTGCCGTGCCCAAAGCGATATTCCAAGAGCAAAAACACCGGCAACCATAGCCGTTCCAACCCCTGCACCTACACCCCCAGCAGCAGCCGCTCCACCCTCACTTGCTGCCGCTCCACCACCAACAACTGCGCCTTCATAAGCGCCACCATATAATCCAGTTATTGCAGCTTCCTGGGCGGCACTAGCCGCTATCTCCGCAGCAACAGCCTCATAAGCTGCCGACCCAATAACCGTTCCAGCATATCCAGCGCTGGCCCCAACAGGAGCACCTACCGATACCCCAGATGCCGAAGCAGGAAGCAATGAACTTCCACCAGTTAAATATTGATATCCTGAATAAAGAGTTCCGAGTGATCCTAATCCACCCCCAATCCCATTACCTCCACTGCCACTAATTCCCCCAAGCAATCCACCAAGTGCCCCAGACCATCCACCGCTAAATGCCCCGGTAATCATCCCGACAATACCACTCATAACCCATTGAGCAATAAGGTCGGCAATAAACTTAATAAAGATATTGAGCATATTATCAAGAAGGGATTTCCAAATATCCCCAATCGAATCAAATTCACCCTTCATCACTGAAACAAAAGTATCAGAAAATGCAGTAGAAAGCGATTGATAAACCTCTTTCCCTACTTCCCCAAGGGATTTCATTGCGTCTTCTGCTTCAATATGTCCTGCAATAAATCCAGCAAAGAAATTATCAGAATCAGTTGCCCATTTTACATAAAGTTCTTTTAATCTCTTTTCGCGATATTGATTTAATAATTCTTCATCTTTTACATAAACTCGATAATCATTAATTTGTTTTTCAAGTCCTTGTTTCCATGATTCATAAATCCTATCATTCATCACTTGAGAAGAGCCAACTAACTCATCATAAATTTCTTCAAAAACTTCAGAAGATTTTTTTGAAAATTCTTCATTTTCTTTTTGTTTCTTTTCCCAATTTTTATAAGATTCAGCAATTTTATCAACTTGTTCTTTCACTTCCTTCATTTTTTGTTTATATGAAGGAGTAGATTTTATCAAATTATCAAGAGCAAGTTTTAAACGATCAGCATTTTCAGCACCATTACCAAGAGCCTCTTTTAATAATGCTGTAGCTTCTTCAACATCTCTCGATTCCTTCTCCAAGGGGAGATATGTATCAATAACATCCTGAATTGCATCCGCATGATCCTTTGCATTCCCAGTTGCCTCTTTTTCACTTTTTGAAATTTCTCGTACGGCAGCCGCATATTGTTTATCTGTAATTATTTTATTATCAAGCAAAATTTTAAGTTCTTTTTCTGCTTGAGTCATTTCACCTATCTTTTCAATTACAGGAGTATATTTCTTCTTTAAATTTTCAATCTCATCTGCATATTTTTTAACAGCTTCTACCGATGTACCAAATTCATGACTTGATGTTAATTTTGCTTGTGCAAGAATTAAATGAGAACCAACTAATCCATCAACTCCAGCCTTTTCATTCTCAAGTGCAACAAGGAAATCATTTTCAACACCAATAGCTTCAAGACCCGCCGCTGATAAAGTTTCATGAGAAGAAGTTAAATTATCAACCTCCGCTCCATGACTACTCAATGTTTGAGTAGGTATTATTTCTAAGGTATCATTATATTGTTTTAACCATTTAGATGCTTCTTCCGGCCCCATTGCTGCTGCTTCCCAAAAACTTAACTGTCCATCAGCAACAGCATTAAGTAATCCAAATGCATTATATAAATTTACAAAACGATCAGTAACAAGAGAAATTGCGTCCCCAACACCTTCAGCAGCTAATTTAAAATCATCAGCCCAAGCAGTTGCATTACCACTCTCATGAAATTCTCGTAACCAATCGGCAAAATCCTGCATTACAGAAGCAATTCCACTTGTCCCGGAAATTGCTTGATTCATATCATTGACTGTAGCGCCAAAATTCGTTCCAATATTGGTCCAGGCTTGACCAATAGTGACTTCCATTTTAGAAAATTCTGAATGGATTTCACCTGCTTGTTTTTTCAGGGCATTAATCATTGCCTCTGTAGTAACCTTTCCTTCAAAGGCCATTTCTCTAAACTTTGCATAAGGGATACCCATACCCTTAGCAATTTGCATAGCTACAGCAGGCAATTGTTCCATTACAGAGCGCAATTCTTCACCTCTCAATGTTCCGCTTGCCATACCCTGAGATAACTGGATAAGAGCTGCATTTGCTTCTTGCGAAGTAACACCGGAAATAATAACAGCTTCGTTTAATGCTCTTGTAACCGTCATCAAATCCCCGGAAGTCACCCCAAGTTCTTGAGTGGCTCTGGCCATACGGGCATAAATAGTCAAAGTCGATTCAAAACCAACCCGAGTATCTGCGGCAAGTTTCTGTAAATCTCCTTGAACTTGATTTAATTCAGCACTTGAGGATGTTACAAGTTTTAATTGATTACCAAGTAATGTATAATTATCAGCAAGTGAAATTACTTCTTTCCCAAACTGAACAATCTGATAAACTCCAAGACCAGCAAATACCCCAGCAATAACATTTTTTAAAGAAAGAAATCCCCGTTCCATTGCCCCGGTAGACGATTTCAAATCCTTTTCGGCACGCTTCAAGTCAGAGGTATCAACCCCCAAATGGGCCATCAATGTTCCGATATTAGCCATTTTTCTTTTTCCCCTTCATGGAGTCCCGAAGTGATTTGAAAATATCTTTAACTGTTACAACATTTACTTTATTCTTCTTATCAGATGCAGTTGGCACCATAAATTGATCAGGGGTAAATGGCTTTGTCAATTTCTTTGTCCGCATTGCAAAATTGGCAATTGTCGAAGCAATTATTCCCATACCAATATCTTGATGCCTATTCCCAAACGGCTCAATCTCGCTATATGCCTTCCACTCTGCCATTTGTTCACTCGTCAAATTTGCCAAAAGAAAATCCGGATGAGGGAAGCCCAATGCCAGGCAGAGGCGAAAGGCAAAAACTCTGCCTGGCCGGGCAATTAGTTTTTTGTGAGTTCCTCAACATCTTGTTTCCCAATTTTATTAAGCCGCATTGCAACGGTAAAAATCCGCTCAATTGCGGCAGCAGATTTACCACCAAGTTGCTCAATTTCATCGACAGAATTAAACATCCTTTTCCCTTTTTCATTACAAATTGTCCTTGCACAAAGAGAAGCCCGGAAATTCTTCAAATTCCGTTCTGTAGTGCCGTCCTCTTTCATAATCACCATATCTTTTTCAAATTCATCCCTACCAGTTGCGGTCATCATAGATACATAAATTGATCCGTTCCATTCAGGAATATCCACCCTTTCCCGGATAAGATCATCAGCAGCAAGAATTGCTTCACGAGTAAGAAAGGGAAGGGTTGCAGTTTTACCAGTTTCATTTTTTTTCATTTTCAATTCCTCTTTACTTCTTGGTTATTAATTCAAACTCTTATTAATTAAGAGCTTACGGTGATCGAGCCAGTAATTTTAAAAGTAACATCAACAGCAATCTTTTCATCCGGTCCAGGAACATTACCGCCCATATCCTGAACATACCCGGCAAAATCAATAGTCGTATTACTTGCA